AGACCCACGTAGCATCATTAGAAAGACCGTCAGGACCTAGATAACGTTCTAGTTCCTGAACGGCTTTTAATTGATGAGGTAACCCTTTGTAATGTTTGATAACGTCAAAAAGGTTAATAGTCATTGCTGGGTTAGATATCAGGGAATGGTGCAGTTGGTGGAGTGAAGTTAGCGGTGTAGCGAGCGATTCCTTTGGTGATGCGGAACTCGTCGATGTATCCGTTATAACCAGCAAGAGTATCCTCTCTTGCGCCAATACGAGTATTCTGTGGTGCTGTTGGTGTTGCGTTAAAAGCGCCAGCGCTTTGACCTTGGATGTAGTAAGTCCACGTGCCTGCGTTGCACACTAACGCAACATGCTGAAAACCAGACAAGGCACCAGTTGCGACGCCAGAAGAGGATTGACCATAGAGATTGCCGTTGTTTCCGTAAACTTGTAGCCTTGCGCTTGTGTTTATAAAGAAAACCCAACCGCTGCCAGCCGGACTGCCAGGGTCTCTACATTCGTAAAGCACTCTATCCGCGCCGATTACTACAGTGGGATAAATCCACAACTCAACAGTAAATGTTGACGAGGCATCAGGGCTTGCGTTGGAAGTGGTATTTATGTAATCCCCACTCCCATCAAAAGCAATACTGCTACCTCCAAACTTACTCTGCGCCGTACTAATCTGGGCATCACCAAATGCTGTCACCGTCTTAGGCGACGGGCTGCTGTCAATGATCGTGGTGCTTCCATTAGCGCCATCACCATGAAGCAACAGGGAAACGTTGCCGATGTACGGGTCAGCAGGACCAGCCTCTCTACCGGTTATAACCATACCGTTTTTCAAAAGTAGGTTTCCAGGAATTGCAGTTGGGCTCATGGTATGGCTGCTCCGATAGCTGTGATTAGGTTAGACACGCGGGTGTCAAGGGCGGCGAGATCGAGGGATTCTCCGATGCTGTAGAAAGAGAGGCGGGCGTCGGTCAATGAATTTGCAGAGCCATTAACATTACGACAGTACACAAAAATATCCAGTGTGTTGTTTGCATTGGAAGTAGTGCCATCAGTTGTTGTTAAAGACGCAGCTCTGAATGAAGTTAAGTTGCTTGCGCTTCTACTGGTCCCGACGAATCCTAGTTGTGCGCTTGTATAGCCTGAGCCTGTCCCACCTGATCGATTCACTGCGAAAGTTAGGTCGCCAGCGTTATCAATTAAATATGTAATTGACGGAATGCCTGTATCTTGCGCACCCATGTATTTGGTGTTCGTAGTGGTTGGCGCTACGCTTTTGTAAAAACTTATATGCTTACTGTCCTGCGGGTCGCCATTGTTAGGACGATTAGTGTTCAAATACTTCGTGCTTCCATTCCCCTTCAAACCAGTCGTTCTGTTGTAATCACCAGAGACAAAATTAAAGTTAGTAGGAGCACCACCCACTAGCGGCACCAACGCTCCATCAAGCGTCCTAGCACCAGCAAGGATGCAACTTGCGTTAATTGCATCCCAGATCTCATCCTGCTTACAACCAAGAACAAAGTCGTTGATTGCAACACGGACGCCAGTTTCTAGTGCTTGACCATCAGCAGTTTCTACTGCATCAATATAAGTTGAAGCATCAGAGTCAAAACTGTAACCTGGCTTCCAAACAAGAGTCATCACTCACCTCCGGGGAAAGGACGCTCATACGCAGTGATTTCAGCAGGTCGTTCAGCGCCAAGCAACCCACGGCTTACCAGCAGCTGGAGACCGTCGGTAACACGTTGGTCATCAAGGGCTACACGTTCTGCAGCGGTGAGTTCATCAAGGAGTGCTTTGATTTCATTAGCCTCGGCATTCTGTGCTTCGGCTGCATCAATCTCAGCTTTGTTTTCAGGTGTACTGGCTGCTTCGTAGCTAGCCACCATCACTTCATACAAAGCGGTATCTTCAGCAGTAGGATTCTCCAGCAGTGCATAGGCAGCTACTGCATCGTCATACATCTGTTGTTCTTCAGCGGTAGGTACACCACCGATTGGTTCAGGCACTACGACTGTATCGACAGAAGCAGCAAGAACATCTGCATACTCGGTTGGAGTGAAGCGTGCAAAGAAGCCAGCACTTGTGACGATGCCGTAGGAGTTGGCATCAGCAAAGCGGTGACCATCTTTGGTCAGGAGCCATTCAGCGTAGGCTTCGGGAGAAAGCTTGGCGGAATTGGCAGCAAAGATAAGCCCGTCAATAACGCGGGTGTTAGAGATAGTTAGAGAAAGAGTGTCCATGGTTATTAAACAACGATACGTAGTTCGCCAGTGGCAGTTTTATAAACGTCGCCGACAGCTAAAACAGCGCTAGCAGCGGCGTTGTCGGCATAGGTGGGCAGGTTGGGTAGCTTCAGTGTTGCTGCAGTGATGCGGACAGGTTGCTCAGAACCAGTGCCAAGACCCTCGGAACCGATCTCAAGAACATTACTGTTCCACTGGAAGAACCCACGCTCGTAGTTAGAAGCGTCGGTGTAGGTGTTGTAAAGGCGGAAGGTTTGGGCGTTGGTGCCGTTGCGTTGGGCAATAATGCCAGAAGACTCATCCCTTTGCAAGAATGTATCAGAGTTGAATGGATCACCAAAACCTAACCGTGAAGTTAAATTAAGTTGATACAACCAGCTTTGTCCAAATCCTTGCAACGTAACATAGTATCCGCCGGTTCCTGCTATTTTGGAATTGCTAATAGACAGCTTACTCGCCCCACCCACCTGCAGATCCAGCAGCTTGCTGGCACTGGCACTTGCCGTATTGGTTACATTCAGCTTCAGTCCAGTAAAGACTGTCGAAGCATCATTCCAATCTGGGTCAACAGTAAAGTCGCTGTTACCATTTAGCGTTCCAGCGTCGTTGTACTGGATTGTGCCGTTAGCACCGTTAACAAGTGCAACAGTGCCAGTGGCATCGGGGAAGCTGATTGTGCGGTTAGCAGTGGGTGTTACTGCTTGAACTGTGGTGGAGAACGACCCACCATCATCAAGATTCAGGTCACCAGCAAGGGTCAGTTCATCGGTGGTTTTGTTATAAGTCAGTCCTGCGTCACCACCGAATGTTCCCCCATCATTAAATTGAACTTGGGTGTCAGAACCACCAGGAGTTCCACCACCACCACCGGCACCTACTTGATCAAGTTTACCAGTGAATGGATTAAACTTATATGCCATTATGCAGTCCTCGTAACAGTACTAAGGCGATTACTAGCGTCATAACCAAGTGTCAATGCACCAACAGTGATACCACTTGCACCACCAGTCTTGTATGTAACCGTTTGAATCTCACCAACACCATCACCAGAGGGTACATAGGTAAGAGCGATATAGTCATATTTAGGAATACTAAGACCTTCAGCAATTTGAGTTACTGAATATGTACCAGCATCCAGATTAGTAGTTGTGGAAGCACCAGCTGCTGCTGTATAATCAATAGTAGAAACAGGCATTAGTCTTCAAAGATTTTTTTGATTTTGTCAATTTGATCGTCTTCACGACGAAGTGGTTTAAGAGCATTGATACCACTCAAAATGAGTTGTACAACACTGTTATCACGAAGCTTGGATGCTCCGATAAGTTCTGAGCCAAGAAAGAGACCCAAGAAAACAAGGGTCTCATAGCTCAACTTGATGCCAAGAATAGTAAGCATGGTTGGTTAAAAGTGGTGTGTTTTTGTCATAATAATTACTTAGCTACCCAGCCTGTGTTTCCAATTCCTGATTCTTTTACATATAGAGTTGCACCAGCACCACCAGAAACATCTGTATAGAGTGATCCAGGATCAGCAGTAATTGAACCATTAGGTGAGCCAGTACCTGAAGTCCAAATTGGTCTAATACCTACAGGGAATCCAGTACCAGGTCTTAAGTTCTGGGCATACACATTAACCCAATTATAGATATTAGTACCAAGATCAAGTGTAGCATCAACTGTAGGTCTAAAGGTGCTTGTGTAAAGTCTAGTACCGATGGTACTAATTAGGTTTTGAATATAGTTCCCAGAAGGAGTACCACTATCTACGGATGTAATAGCTGAAATCTGACCTGAAGGAGTAAGGTGTCTGTAGCCAGCATCACTATTATCTGAGGTTACAATAGCGATATTTGAATCACCATCATTACGCAGTACAAACCTATCTCCAGCTACAAGTGGTGCTGCAGAAAGATCTGAATCAGAAAGATCAAACTTAAACCTACCAGTTGATGACCCGCGCCATTCACCAGTCTTCAAGCTGTAAATAACGTTGGCATTGGTTGCTTTAATTGATGTCCCAGATAGATCAAGAATCCTAGAACCTACATCAATAGACACACCAGTGCTTGTGTTTTGCAGAAATGTAGTGTTACCTGCTGCTCCAAGTACATACCAAATGTAAGCGTCAGTATCACTATGATCTACAAACTCAGCATAGTTATTAAGTGAAGTCCCATTAAACCTAATTGACCCATTAATGACTGGACCTAAAGAAATACCACCGTTTAGGATACTACCTGTACCACTAAACACACCAAGATGTTTAGAAGATGTAGAAGGAGCACCTGTACAATTACCAATTACACTAGATGCTAAGTTATAATCTCCCAGACCAAGCTGCATAGCTACATTACATTGGTGGGAAACAACACCTGTAATGACATTGTAACTAGGACCATCAGGGCTGATTGTTGAGCCTAAGCCAAACGCTGTTTCAGAGTTATAAGCAATTAAATTAGATGCTATTGAATACTCGGTCCGGTTTTTAAATTCATGTGCAAAAGCACCTATATCCTGTGAATAAAGATTATAAGCAAAGCTATGCCGTGCTGCTTCATATAACCAGCCGTTACTTATGTCACTAGGATCAGAAGGACCTAAACCACCACCATAAAATGAAGAATTACCTAGACTCAAACGTCCTAGTGTAACTGCAGCTCCAGGATCTGTGCCAAAAAACAAAGCGCCAGTTCGGCCATCAGGAATATCAGTAAAGGTCAAGCCTTCTACGGTCACATTGGATACATCAACACCGTATAAACCGTGTGCAGTAGCATCGGTAATGTTAATAGTACTTACTTCTGGACCATCTCCCTTAATGGCTATGTTGTTCTTTAGATCTATTCTAGCGGATGATGCGTAAGTTCCACTAGGAATTGTTAAAGAATCGGCAGCTGTTATTGCTGTTTCAATTTCAACTCCATCATCAGCAACTCCATCACCAACTGCCCCAAAGTCTTTAACACTCACCACATCTTGCAGCTTTGATTCAACGGTGCGCTGCACAGCACCAGTACCAGCCTGGATGAAACCTCCACCCAGGTCGGCTAAGTCACGTGTTTTTGTCATTGGTTAGTAGTTAAGTGAACGAGATGTTTACTGATTGGGTGACACCCGCACGGTTTTCGATGTAGATGAAGTCAGTTTGAATACCAACTGTGATGTCGCCTACTGTCCCAGTAGTACCATTTAGAGCAGTATTGACAATTACTGTACCAACAGTGCCGGCTAGTTTGGCGCTAGCCGGAGTGCTTGTTCTGTACCAGAACTTGCCATAGTAATTAGTTCCACCTGCGGCAAGCGAGATAAAACCCGTGCCAGTATCGTTCATGCCTGGAGCTTTGATGGCGATGACTGAATCGTTATCAATCGAAAGGGTTAGCTTGCCAGGATCCCAACCATCAGTTCGCCTTGTATACGTGTTACCATAAATCACATCCTTAAACTTAGATCCCAACTTGCAAGGCATATTACCAGTGGATACGGGATGCCATTTTCCCTCTACATCTAATGTGGCTTGAGTCAGATCACCCCACAATGGGGTTTCAAGAGAGGTTAAGTAGTTCTCGGTAGAGTCCTTATATACAAAGTTGAAGGACAGGTCAGAGTAGGTACCCGTGCCTGTTAACGGGCTCACATAAAGACCATGAGCCGCCCCAGAGAGTTCGCAGTTCTTAAGGTTGATATTACTGTAATCATAGTCAGCACCGTTATTTCCTATAGACACGACGTTAGTCAGGGTTGGGTTAGATGTGCCAAATTTGCACCCGTCAAAGTAAATATCTGTGTTCCCTATATCCCATCCAGGGTTAACCCCAGCAGCGAATGTTGAGTCGAACACAAAGGCAGATATATCGTACGTATCCTCAATACGGCAGTTGTTAACATACACGTTATCTGAGGCGATAATTGCTATGCCCACACCACAGGCGTAAGTAGTGTTTGAGTTGCGAGTGACAGAACAGTTTGAGATATGAACGTTTGAGGCAACTCCCACATAAAATCCCGAATGGTTTAGGGTTCCATGTCCAGCAGGGAAAGTGCCATAGGTATCTTCAATATCTTCTACAACACAGTTATCAAAGAAGATATTTCTATGCTTTTGACCGGCAATTGTCGTAGGACCAAGAACTTTGAATCCACAACCGCCATGCCATTCTGTAGCAGCAGGGTCATTGATAACAATGGAGTATCCAGACCTCCGGGACCTGCAGTTCGTGAACCAAACGTTCTGCATGGTCCATGACCCTGCCAGACGGAAGCCATGTTCTCCTGCCGATTCAACCGACACATTGGTTACACGGATGTCCCTAGTAGGAAATTCTTGACTGCTTGTACACAGGAATCCATTATCCCCAGGATCACCTTTACTAGAAATGGAGCAAACCTCTATTTTGGCATTGGACAGTGTGCTGTTAATGCAGCCAACAAAGTTGACAGAAAGACGGAAAGTATTGTGGTACAAACTTTCAATGTGCAGGTCTCGGCAGTTTCTGGCGAAGACTGCTGTATTCAGATTCTCAACATTGATGCGCCCAAAAGATACGTTGGTGCAGGCTGCAGATCCTGTAGCATCATTACCGATCTCTACTGCATAACTTACACTTGTGCCATCACCGTCTGTGGCACAGACCGCAGAGAAGTTGTCAATGCGTATATTATTGGATCCCGGGACTATGTATAGAACACGTTGCCCACCTGAGGAATCCCACGAGCAACTTACGTTCAAGGAATCTATGTAGATATTTGATTCTATTGGAATCCTAATACCATTAACGTCGTTGGTTGTTTTTACCAGACTGGCACCATAAGTGTATATCGCTATGTTTGAAGGGATTCGTAGTGCAGTGAAATTGTAGGTACTGCCACCATCGAATACTAAGCTCTTACCAGTCGCTGCATTTAAAGCAGCTTGAATAGCAGCCGTATCATCCGTAACACCGTCTCCAACAGCACCGAAGTCCTTAACGGAGACAACATCCCTCAGCTTGCTTTCAACAGTCCTAGTAGTAGCTCCTGTACCGCTTTGCAGGAAGTAAACCTCACTGGACTGGTCACTGCCAGCAGTGCTTAGATTGTTGACACAAACAATGTCGACAACATCACCAGCAGTCAGGGCTGTATTGAAAGTAACCGTGATACCATCTGTTGCAGTGTAATCTACATCACGTTGCTGTAGAACACCGTTAACATAGACATTCTCCCTACTTGTGGAGTATTGAAGAGTACCACCCGATTCACCAGAACCAGAGAATACAGTCTGACTAGCGGTAGCAGTAGTTCTCCATCGGGTGTATCCAGGAATATCTGTATCGCTAAGTCGGTTATCTACATACTGTTTGGTGACTGCATCAGAATCAGTAGTGGGAGTACCAAGATTAGCAATCCTGTTACCTCCCATGTTAAGATTACCATCAAATGTATTACTACCATCGGTAAGAATTGCATTGTTGGAAATCTCTTCTGTTACATAAAGGGTTTGAGTAAAGTTAGAATTTAAGTCAACTGCACGGATGGCAG